GCTTCCAAATTGCCAAGCACATCCAACAAAGAACCGCCAGCCTGTATAGCAGGACCATAACCATGGACTCTAGACAAAACCTCGCCAGACGTACCTCCCCAGAGGTCTGACATCTGCCGAGCCTGATTCTCAGTGTACTGACTCAGCCGCTGACTCAAACGCCGAATATCACGCTCTTCAGCATATCTACCAGGATCGTCACGCAACCGACTAGCAATATCTTTTATCTCATATTCCATCCTGCGCACATTCGTTTCCGCCAGCGCAGTCTGCTGCGCCGTAAACGCAGCATTAACCGCCATATTCGCAGTCTCAGTACGCGCTTTCATAGCATTAGCACGCGCAGCCTCCGCAGAGGCTTCATTAGAACTAGTCCGAGACCGAGATTCCTGTCTCTCCAAAGCAGTAGAAATATTACGACCTAAACCAACCGGACCCGTCATAGGAGCAGCAGCAACACTACCCGCGGACGCCGCGGAGTTATACGCCAACATAGGATTAAGACCAGCAGCCTTAAGATCCTCAACACGACGCTGAATCGCCGTATTAGACATGTACAACGTACGCTTATACGCAAGCTTAGACGCAGAAGCAGCCCTGTCGGACTGCTCATACGCACCATAAATATCACCGCCGACCTTCAACAGGTCGCCACCAGCACCTTTAAGACCATCTAGCAAACCCATTTTAGAAATGATCCGCCAAACCAGGAACCGAATACATAGGCAGCGGACGAGCCGCATTAATCTGTATAAACGAATCCATAATAAACTGAGCGCCATTCGCGCCAGCACCAACCGCAAGAACACGGGAAAGAGGAGGACTCTCCTCAATAAAAGTCTGATTCAAAGTAGGTAGGGATGTAAACCGCTGGGCAAGATGCCAACCATCCAAAGTCCCAGAAGCAGTAGACCGAAATAGACCAGAAACTCTCGCCGGGTGAAAACGATATTCAGCCCATCTTTCTTGATAACCAAACACCTGGGCATCAGTAGCAGTACCCGTAGTATATATCTCACGATTATAAATAGGCTGCTCACCAAGATGAGCAAACACCGGGAAATAGAAATCATACCGACTAGACCTAGACCACATACGATGTAGACCTTGCTGATAAGTAAGATCCGCACGCACATTCATCAAACCAATAACGTAACCATGCTCAGTAAAAGACGCCGTAAAACCATTCTTCTGAACACCAGTAGCATAAGCAGCCAAAGTAGCCAGAGGAGCAGTAGTACCAGAAGCACCCGTACCAGATTGTTGGGTAACCGGGTTTATATTGATAAGATCAGAGCCGCCGCCAAGATACTCAGGACGCTGCAAACGAGCATCAGGAGAAACAACACCAAAATGTGACCGAATAATCTCAGTATAGCGAGTACCACCACGCATATCGCGTTCAAGCAAACGCTGAATCTGAAACGATTGACGTAGCTGATTAATTGTCGCAGCAGTAGCCGCAGATAGATCAGCATACAAGTTAGAAGGATAGAGAGTCTGAGAAGGAGTGTGAGTCTGTCCATCATGAGACAAACCACCAGAAACAATACCAAGCTTACCAGTATTAGGAACAGCACCACCAGCAGCAACACGGAAAGTCATCTGTTGCTGAGTACCAGAGACAGTCTGAGTAGAACTAGTCAAAACCGGAGCAGAAACACCCAAGGGAAGAGTAACAGCAGTACCCTTCTGAACATCCGGCAAAGCCGACGTAAAATAGTCATGACGCTTACCGCGCCGACGCAAAACATAATCCGAAGCCGTATCCGGACCATCAGTAGTAGGAACCGAAGCAGAATTTATAAAATTCTCATCACGAAACCACTCATTGTAAATAAGGTTATAAGCACGAAGAGGCAAATTATTATGCGAGACAGTATTACCAGCCGTAACCTGACCCACCGTGGGTAAACCCAAATAATCCTGCAAAGACCCAACAGCATAACCACCAGAAGGAGTAGCACACGTAGGAATCACATAGGAAATAGACGAATTAGGATTAGGATCGCGCTCACCCATAAAGCGCTTCCAGTTATCCCAAACCAAACGATTAGGGACAAAGAAATAAAACGTATCTAAATGCAAATTATCCATCACAGGGTAAATAGGCGTAGCCATACGACAAAGCATAGTCGTCGTAACACTAAACGTATCACCGGGAAGAATCTCTTCCAAATAAAACGGCACCAGAAAACCACTATCGAACGTAGTCTTATGCGTAGTCTCCATCACAAAACGAGAGCGCGGTATATCCGCGCTCGGAACCATAGAAAAATGATCTAACGAAACCGACTGATTTCGAAACATTTAGTTAACCCCTTTTTTACGATATACATCCGAGCCACAACAAATCAGCCGAATCAAAGTAGGCTTCAATTCCGCATTAGAATCATCAAACTGACCAATCTCATATAGATCAAAATCATCCGGATGCTTATTAAGCATATTATCCGGAGACTCACGATTAATCTCATCATTAAACGAACGAACAGCAGTACCAATATTCTGCACAAAAAAAGGCTGACCAAAAACCTCAGAAACTTTATCACGAATAGAAACAGCAATTACAATCATTCCAAACCTCTACGTTTAAAATTAAGACCAGCCGCAAGCACCTGCTCGCGAACCACAAGCCTTTCAGGCGTATTATCATCCGCCATATCCATGGCTTTCTCAAAACGCTCTAAATCAATATCTTCAAAACGCTGCCAGTACTGCACGCGCAACTTATTATCATAATAACGAGGAGGCTTCATCTTACGACCTCTCAACGAAACCTGATCACACGTCAGAACATCACTAGCAAAACGCTCCAACCAAGGAGCTCCAATACCTGGCTCCAAAGACATCCTAGTA